GTTAAATTAACGATGCTCTTGGCGAGGAGAGGAAACCACGTAGAATTACGGGTATCAGATCCAGCCGGTTTTGGTTCCTCCGGCGGGTCTTCAGGAGGCAGTCGAACAGTTTGGTCTATTGCGCGGGGAGTGGTGGGGATGTGGCCTGACCCGCGCGACACGATCAGCCAAACCGTCCTGTGAGGGAGGGCTTTCTCAGGGCCCTCCCTCTTTTTTTCGGACACCCTTTAAGCGCTTGGGAAGCTTGGCGATCTTCGCTTGCGCCGGGAGCGGTTTTCCATCCTGAGCCCTCCGGTTTTCCAAATCCTGTTCTGTTCTCGTTCGCCACTGCATCGTGGCGTAGAGGAAGATGATCTTGTTTTCCTGCTCGACGTGGCGGGTGTAATGCGCACCCATACGGGCGTCGCGATCGCCGAGCGCCGCGGCGACTTGGTCATCATTCGCGCCGGTCACGCGCTTAATCTCGGCTGCGAAGGTGGCGCGCAGGCCGTGTTCTGTGAGGCCGGGTTCGACCAGGCCCTTCTTCGTCAGCTTGCTCAGGAAATTGCTTGACTGCTTCTGGAGCTGCTCCTCATCGCGCCATGGTTCGCCGTTGTAGCGAACGGCGATAAACGGTGACGTCTTTTTCAGATCGGCGAGGAAGGCCTGCAGCTCGGGCGCGGCCGGCAGCCAGTGAACCTCGCTGTTCTTCTTGTGCTTCATCCGGAAGCATTTGGTGAAGCGGTCATCGTCCTGATAGTTCGACCACTTCACGGCAACGGTGCTCTGGCTTCGATAGCCGGCATAGCGGGCGAGCATATAGGCGATGCGAAGATGCAGCGGCGCGCGCGCCATGACGATACGCCATTCCTCCGGTCGCCATTCCCGATTCGCGTTCTTATTCGGCGTGTAGACCTTGTCGACGCCAAGCGCCGGGTTAGAGTTCATCCATCTGCGCTTGGTGGCGAGGGTGAACATTGTCGACAGTGCTGTCACCATCTTGTCGGCATAGGCGGGCCACTTCTTTTTGCTGGCGCGATCGCGTGCCTCGTAGATGTCCGCCGTGGAAATATCACTGAGCTGATCGTCATAGATCTCTTCCAGGAAGCCGAGGCGGTCCTTGTATTCGTCCCGCGTGACGTCGGAGAGGGCCTTGAACTCCGGACACTGATCCGGATCGGTGAACCAGGCGACCAACCACCCGAGCGTCTTCTCGGGATAGGGGATCTTCCTGGCGCGCTTTTGGCCGGCGTTGTAGAGGCCGAGCATGTCAGGCTCGCCGAGGCGCTTCATCAGCGCTGCCTTGTCGCCCTTGAAGCCCCGCAACAGCACCTCGCCATCCTTGCGGCGATAAACATAGTATTTCCCGCGTGCGCGGGAGATTTTAAGCCCCCTGAGTTTCACGCCGTCCATCTAGTCTCTCCCCCCATGACTTGCGGGTCGCGGGTGATGGTTGCGCATTCGGGTCAAGCGACGCAAGCCATTCATCAAGGCGAGCGCGCAAGTATCTGTTTCCCCAAGCCGATTTTGTGAACTCGATCGGCTTGACCGTGCAGACGGTTTTGAACGTTTCGACCGACAGGCCGCAATATTCGGCGGCCTGGTTCAAGCGAAGGGCGGCGGGCCAGCGTTCGCTCATGAGCGCTTCGTCGCCGGAGGTGATAAAGCGGGCCGCGGCGCCCATCCCTCGATCCATTCGTCTCGAATATAGCCAACGCCGATCGGCGCATCGAAGCTCCAATGATACGCGTCCTTGCGATGGATGCCCACGAACACCTTGCCCTGCCAGCGATCCATGATGCCGCCCGATACGTGGATTCGGTCTTTCAGCTTGATGAGCACTGGAGTGCCATCGCGTGGGGCGTCCTCGATCGGACGCAGCATTGTGATGTTAGCCATCGCGCCGCTCCGTCGATGAGAGCGCAGCGATAGCGTCATCAGCATAACGACGCCAAACGTCCTTGCGGCCTTCGGGGATATTGGACCATTCAGGCCAATCATCCCCTTCGTACCTTGCGAAGCGGTCGTGCAGATGCTCGGCAAGGGCTTCGCGATTACTCACAGGCTGTGAGCGCGCCTGAATCGCAGCAAGGGCAGGAGCGGCCGGCAGCGGCGAGTGCTTCGGCTTAGCGGCCTGCTTGGCGCGAATGGCGTCGATCTTGGTCCAGACGCGCGCCAGCTCGGTCTCGCCGGCTGCCGCCATGTCGATGTCGTGGCAGCTCGCCAGTGCGGCCAGTGTCACCATGACGCCGCCCATCTCCTGGTTCACGTCGCCATCGGGGCGGCCATAAACGTAGTCGACCAGCTGATGCGCCTCGCTCGCCGTACAGCCGAGCGATTGCACGAGTTCCAACGCCTCTTCGAGAAATCGATGATTGCGCTCCGCGCCGTCGCGGCAGACCTCCATCGAGAAGCAGGCCATGAGCCAGTGCTGCACGCGCCGCTGATAGGACTCGCCAGAGACAGGATATTTGCTCAGCTCCATTTGGATTCCTCCATCTTGCGCCGTCTGATCGCGTTGCGGCTGGTGACTGCGGCGAAGCCCGCGATTTTCGAGGCTGGGGATGTCGTCATGCGGCGCTCTCGACAACTGACGATTGCACCGCCATGCTGACGCGATGAAACCCCGACTTCCCGGTCTCCCGGCAGTTTCTGCGCTGATGCTCGCCACGATCCTGACGGTCTGGCTGGGCATCTGGGGCCCGATTGATCTGAGCAAGCTGAAGGAATGGCAGACCTCGATGGCAGCCGCCGTTGCGCTGCTCGCGGCCACGCTCGCCTACAAGGGCGCGACGGCGAAGGTGGACTTTGATCGCGAGGAAGCCGAGCGTGAACGGACTGACGCGAAACTCGGCCTTTATCTGCAGCTTCGCACACAGCTCGTTCGTATTGCCGGCGAGTGCTATCAGGCAAACCGGATGATCGACGATTTGCGCGAAGTTACCGACGCCAAAAACATCTATGCATGGTACCCACGCCCCTTCGCAGATGCGAACGAGATCGATGAGGCTTGGAACAAACTTTTTCTCTTTCCCCGAGAAGCCTATGAGGAAATACAAAAAATGCGCGAAGGAGTTGCGACGGTCTGTCGACTCCTCACGGACGCCATTAGGCAGCTGGAAGAGAAACACACGGTCGATGATGCGCGAAGCGCTTACACCTGCAACGAACTTCAAGAGCTCGAAGCGACCAGCAGGCGGCTCTTGATTATCCTGGACAACAGTCTTTTGCGACTGAAGCGCTTCGATTGATCGACCTTTCAGGATCATTCCGCTGCCTCCAGAAACTCCGGAGCGCTCTCGATTGCTCGGCGCGCAGCGTTTGCGCGTCGAGCTATCCACGTTCGTCGACAGCGTTCTGCCGACGACACAGGCGGATGGAGAATAAGGAGATCGCGAAGGCTATCGATCTGAGCCCGTCGACGTTGCCCCATCCACGCGTAGATCGCATCACAAACGACGGTGACGTCCGGCCGACTGCTCACCTCCCATAGATACAACGGCTTCTTCCCGAGGCCTTGGGTGGCCTTGAATGGTAAAACGCGACCGCGCCCAAAAACAGCGCGCAACCGATCTACGATGTCTCGATCGGACATGGCGACACGAACGCGCATGGCGATGTATTTCCCTTGCCAAGCGCGCTGAGGACGCACGGCCGCATAGATGCTACCTTCGCCTTCGATAATGCCGGCAGCCCAAGCGACTTCATGCGGGTCGAGCGCCCGCGCGCACCCGGTGGACGAGCCGCCGGCGCCGCAGAGCAGGTCAGCGACAAGAATCTTCCGTCTGCTCACCGCCGCACCACCGATCCGTCCATCTTGCGCTTGAAGCCGCTCTTCTTCGAGCCCGGCATCGGCGGCCCCTTCCGACTCTTCAAGCCGTGGTTCGCCTTGAAGACGCGGTCGGCCTTGGCCATGCGGGGGTTGTCTTCGGTGATAGTTTTTATGTCCGCACACGTTCGGCAGTGGACTTTGCAATTCTCGAGCGTCGGTTCGCCGCCGAGTCCGTCCGGGGTGACGTGCTCGAAGATGATGCCGGTGCGGGCGTTCAGCTCCACCGGGCAGCTCTCACAATGAGGCACGCCGTTGCGCATGCAGCGCTTCAGCGCGGCCGCCTTGATTTTGGCCGAGAACTCCTGCCGCTTCTGTCCGCGCGGGCTGCTCATTCACTAACCTCGAAAGCTTGACGATGATGGCTGCGCCTACAATGGCGCCGCCGATTGCGACGTAGACGATGGCTGCGACCACCCAGACGCCATGCCAGAACCCGCTATCGGGCATCGGCGCGCCGGCGGTTGAGCCAATGCCGCGCAGTGCAGCGGACGTCCTCGTCCATGTCCGGCTGCTTCAGAATCCATTCGAAGTAGCCGACATCGACCTTCGACCAGGGTGTCCCCTTGTGTTTGCCGAAGTGAATCGCTCCGGGCAGAATCGACGGCTCGTTGCTCCACTTGATCAGCTGGTCGACCGTTTGGACCTCCAGCGCCTCAGCCAGGAGGTGCGCGGTGATATAGGTGTCGGGGCCGGCGGCGTGCGGCGGCGTCGCGCAAGAGCGATCGAACTCATACTTCCCGTCGATGCCGAGATAGTAGCGCAGCGTCTGGTTCTGATGGTTCGGCGCGTCGGGCCAGAGGCGCATGGCGATCTTCCGGGTACACACCCAGGGCCGATCTCCGCCGCCGAAGTATTGCCGGTCGAACTTTGCGTTATGGGCCACAAAGACGTCAGGCGGCCCCTCCATCAGTCGCTGGAATCCGAACTCTGGCGGCGGCGCGCTCTCGACATCGTGGTCGGAAATATGATGAATCGCGCGCGCCTCTGGCGGGATGGGGCGTCCTGGGTTGACGAACATCTGTCGGGGGTAGCCGACCTGCGCCACATCCTGCGGCGGCTTGGTTACGTCGCACCATCCAAGCTGACACACCGCGGCGTTCTCGACCCCAGTGGTCTCGGTATCGATGACTCTAAGCAGCATGTTGAGCCCCCATGATTGCTGATAGCGGGATGGTCTTGAGTTGTTCGAGCGCGGTTTCGAACTCGCCACGCTTCAGCTTGCCTTTGTCGCGGCGGTTGGTGAGGGTGGCGACCCGGCGCATCCATTCGCGCTCGGCCGCGTTCGGCGTGTCGGCGATCATCTGCAGCGCGGTGTGATCGCGGGTCTGGATCGACATCGCGCGCGTGGTCGGGCCGGTCATCGTGGTGACGTAGGTGTCGCGCCAATCGGGCGGCAAAAGCGACGCCTCTTCGATATAGCTGGCGCCCGCGGGGACGTTGGGCGGGGGCTGGGGACCGTCTCCCGCGGGCGCATCCGTCCGATCGCTGTTTGCCTGTGATGAAGCGTCGGACGAATGGGAAACTTGTGACGACAGGGTCGCGCTATCGATGCCGATCAGGCCGGCGACGTAATCCAGCACGTCCTGCTTGGATTTCTGAAACTCTTCGCGGCTCATGGCGCCAGGCCCGTGCATTTTCTGCGAGCGGGCGGTGGCGATGGTCACGATCGTTCCCTGCACGATGATGACGGCGGACTCGTCGAGGGCGGCGGCAGCGGCCGCTACCGCGTGCGCGGTCTCAGCGGTCTCGCAGGCTACCGTGCGCTCAATCGCCCAACCGGTGTGGATCAGCGCCCATTTGCGCAGGTGTTCAGAATCGGGGTGGCGCTTGCCGTGATGTTCGGGAAGGTTCTTCCAGGCCTCATTGACGGTTGCGAAGTAATGCGCGTGGCTCTTGCCGGAGCGAGGCTCATGAATCTCGATGGTGTATTCCTGCCCCTCGACAAAGAGGCGATCGAACAGCCAGCGCTGCTTCGGCACCAGCACGCCGTCTTTGCGGACCACGTCTAGAGGGCGAGGGGCGATCATGCCGCGGTCTCCGGCTGAACCCATTTGCAGACCGGCACCTGGACGGCGCAGAGGTGTTGCACCATCGCGCGGCCCTTCTCGGTGATCGAAAAGAGTGGGCGCTCTGCTCTAGGATCTCCGTTGCCAGGAACCGCGCACCTGATCGAATAATCGAGATCGCCGTAGCGTGGCTTGAGCACGTCCTCGGATACGAACCATCTCATAGCTTCGTAGACGGCGATCGAGCATGCGTGTGCGCGATCTTCGGCGGCCTGATAGTCGTTGGTCCGGCAGTAATAATGCAGCAGCATACGGATTTGCAGCGGGCTCATGCGCGCACCTTCTCCGGCGTCTTGTCGAGGATCTGGGTGAAGACGCTGATGTCGGTCTTGCGCTCGTCAACCGGCTTGAAGCCGGTGATCGGCCAGGGCGCGTCTTTGAAGCCGCCGCACTCGCAGGTGAAGCCCTCCAGCTCTCGCAGCCGAATGCCCGGAACATCGGTGTCCAATGTCTCGAAGGCGGCCACGGTGTAGACGTCGCTCAGGCGCGGATAGATGCGCACCGATGGGCAGATGTAGAACCACACCATCGGGGGCGTGATACAGACCACCTTCTGGCCGACGCGGTTGATGGGGTTCATGCCAGCCCCACCAGCTTCGCGGACGCCTCGAGGTCGCGCAGCAAGCCGGGGCTCGCGGCCGCGGTCGCTTGGCCCGCGCGGCGTTCAATGTATTGCCGGCGCAACGCGGTGACATCTTCATCGACCTCGGCCAGGAAGGTTTTCACCATGGCCTCTGTCTCGGCGATGCGCTTGGAGTCGCGGTGCACGCGCTTGACGAACAGCTGCATCGACGCCGGAAAATCTGGATTGAAGGATACGAAGTCCCACCATTTGCGCTCGGGCAGGCAGGCGAGATTCCAGGTGATCTGCGGCACGTATTCGCTGGGCACGACGTCGGCGCGCAGATAGGCGAGATGTGTTGCTGGAATCGGGCACTTGATCTCGGCGCCGCCGTCCTCACCGATCAGGCCGTCGGCCGATGCGCCGGCCATCGGAATGGTCGGATGGTCGGCAAACCCGATCTGCTCGACAGTACAGCGGTGGCGCAGTTCGTATTCCGCGCGCGCGTCGGGCTCGCGCAGCTTGCCGTCTTCGATGGCTTTCGACTTGAAGGTCTGCTCGGCTGGCTTTTCGGTCAGACGTTCCAGCACCAGTTCGGCCTTGTAGTTGGCGCGCATGGCGCTGAAGCCACCAGACTTGACGCGGGCGCAAACGTCCGGGATTCGCGACGCCGTGACCTTGCCGCAGCGAAGCGCATGCCATTCTGGCGAGCCCTGTTCGACCATGTGAATTGTCATCGCGATGGACCTCAATAATTGATCGAAACGTGTGGGATGGAGCCGTCGATAAGGGCGGCCAGGATAAGATCCGCGGTCTCGTGGACCATGCCGCTGGCGAGAAGAGAATCGCGGATCGCGCGATGGATCTTCTCCCGGTGGCGCTTGTTCTCCTGCCGCTTGCGCTCTGCCGCTTCCTGTGCCGCCTTCTCGGCGGCTTTGCGGGATTCCTCGGCGGCGACGCGCCTGCGCTCGTCCTCAACGGCGCGATCGGCTGCGGCCTTGGCATCGCGCTCTGCCTGCTCGGCGCGGGCAATGGCCGCGGCCTTCTCCTGCTCGATGCGCAGCTGTTCGCCCGCGGCCTTGGCCTCGGCATCACGACGCGCCTTGTCGGCGGCGTCGCGGGCGATCTGCTCCTCGCGTTCTTTCCGCTCGCGGGCGGCCTTCTCCGCGCGCAGCTGTTCGAGCTCGGCGGCCTCGGCTTCACGTTTGAGCGCCATGTCGAGAGCGGTGTGCAGAATCTTGTTCGCCTGGTCGGCCGCTTCTGTGGCGCGGTCGCCGTATTCCTGCCAGTCCCGCTGCTTGACGCCCCGCA